CTTCTTCCCCCCATTCTTTCCGCCGTTCTTCCCGCCATTCTTCCCGCCTTTCTTTCCACCTTTCTTCCCTCCATATTTCCCACCATGCTTCAAATTCAATAACGGCCCGTGCTAACGGAGATTTAACAACAGATGTAGTATTGCCGAATGGGGTATTTTCTCGGTAGAAAATCAGAACACATTATGGTGTTCGATGATGCAATAAATGTTGATATATGCGAATCGTTGATGTTTTTGGTCGACAAAAGAGATGGCGGCAAAATTCTGTCTACCGGTAAGACATTTGGTGGACAAATAAATCAAGCAAAAAATACACTTGACATTTTTTTAACAAAAGAAAAAATTGAATCTTTTGGGTGCGAACCAAATGAATACCTCAAGATAAAAGATGAAATTGAAAAATCAGTTAACTTATGCTTAGATAAATACATATTTGAATTTGACGAAATAAGTGAATGCCCACATTTGTATAACAGCGGTTTTCAAGTTGGTGTTTATAGAAAAAATGTCGGCTACTACCAAGAACATTTTGACTCAGCCCAATGGGCACCCAAACCAATAGACAAAAGAATACTTGCGGTTGTGGTTTATTTAAACACCGTTGAAGTTGGGGGAGAAATAATTTTTACAAAGCAAAACTTGAATTATTCACCAAAAAGTGGTTCTATTGTTATGTTCCCGGCTTCATGGACCCATCCACACATAGCAAAAACTCCAATATCAAGCGACAAATGGATAGTTACAACTTTTATATCGGGGAAACAACAAGATTCACCGTACAATGACTAAGAAATATTTTCTTCACATACCACGAACATCTGGGCGTTCAGTAATAAACCAGCTTCATTTATCTGGCATAAAAATAAGATATTCGGATACTCATTCATACAATTCCGATATACCAAAATTTATCATGTATGATGACGAAGTACTCACCGGCCATCTTGGTGCTTCTCCAATAATGGACTGTGCAGAAATTAGTGCATTTACAATAATAAGAAATCCAGTAGACCATTTTAGGTCGGTGATTTCATATGCGTCGATTGGTATGAGCGCAGAAGACAAAGAAAAAATCGCCAAACAAATGTTGGTCGGCAATAGCAAACAATTTCCATTTATTCGAAATATGCAATCAACATTTTTGATTTCTAGATTCAAAATACTTCCATACGAAAAATTCAACTTAGAATTTAAAGAATGGAAAACATGGACAATGGCCAGAATCGAAGCTGATATTTTGCCAACCAATTTTGAACAAGTTTTAAATTTTATAAAATCACAAAATATAAAAATTTACACTATTGAAAATAGAAATAAAATGATTAAAGAAGTACTTGCTTTTTTTGGGATAAACAGAACACCACCCAACGTCAATATAGGAAAAAACGAAATTGACCCATTCGCAATTGAATTTTGCGCTGAAAATTATGAAAAAATTCAAGAAGCAAACATGATAGATTTTGAATTATTCACCAAGGAAACGGAAGCCCAAAAATAATATGGACAATAATATAAATGTTGCATCTGATTCTCCATGGAAAATCAAACCTGGATATTTTGGTTCTGGGCCAGAAAACATTGTGGTAATTGAAAATTTTATTGAACTTGAAGACTTAAAAATAATTCAAGATTTTTGCCCAACAATAAATGAGTGGAACAACCAAGCGGAAAGCGTTTATGCCGAAGACGGCACATGTCTTTATAACGCTGAGTACTGGAACGACAGGCAGTGCTCAAACGATATTTTGGAAAGGATAAATCCGCAAGTTTGGTCAATTGTCGACAAATACATTGACAAAATGCAAAAAGCAATAGAAGATAAATATAAAGTAAAAGTGAGCAAGCGTCCGCCGGTAATTATGAAATGGCGTCCAGGAATTGAGCAAAAACCGCATGCAGATAAGCAGCTAAATGATGGAAGGCCAAATGCATTCATTGATTACGACCTCAACTCATTGTTCTACTACAACGACGATTTTGAAGGTGGAGACCTTTATTATCCGCAACATGACATAACGGTAAGGCCAAAGCCAGGATTGGCAGTTATGCATCCTGGCGATGTTAACTACTTACATGGAGTAACAATGATTACGAAGGGACACAGATACACAACTCCATCTTTTTATACTGTTATTGATTAGAAAGTTTTCTGTTATTGGCTTTTGCTGAGCCAACACAGCATTCAATTGACCATACAAAATCCGTAAACAAATTTTTAACTTCGGTAACTAAATCGTTGTTTTTACTATAAAGAAATAAAATTCTTTTCATTCCGGGAGCAATATTGTTTGGCCAGGTGGGATAGCCATGTATTGCTGCGTCAACGTAATTTATTCCAAGAGAATCTACAAATTCATAATATGAATTTTCTGACTCTTCCCCCCACATGCTGTTTGCATCTATAAATACACCTTCATAAAATGGAATTTCCTGTAAGGTATCTTTACCAGCTGATTTTGTTCCAATACAAAATATGTATTGACACTTTTTTGCAAGAGAAGAAAGAGATTTTACGTCTTTAATTTTTAATGATTCTGCATTTTTCTTAGTCGATTCCGACCTTCCGTCAGATGCCCAATACAAAGAATGCCCAGAGTTAATCAAAGAAACGGCTATGGAGCATCCCATTTTCCCCGGAGAAACAATTCCGATATCAGCCATTGAATAAAAGACTATATGATAAATTTCAATTATGGAAGTAAACCCAAACCCGTTTGAAGATACATCGATTCCATACCACGATTTTAGTGTTCTTGAATCAATAGCTAAATACTTTTATACAGATAAAAGAACTGGGGCCGAAGCTGTAGCTGAGGTGTGGAAACAAATAGCGGATGGAAAACTGAATCAAATATGTACCGAACTGGCAATATCTGATGTTCTTGGGTTTATTCATGGAGTTAATACTTTAGGTAAAAATCTTTGCATTAATGGATATCTTGATAAACAATTTAACGAAGAAGCTTGGATTGATTATAGATTTGCGCATTACGGATATGGAAAGCTTTCCCTTGAAATGTTTGTTCGCGACGGATTTACAATTGTGAAAAATGCAGTATCAAAAGAACTTTTAGATGAATACGAATCTGCCTATGCAGAAGAAATCCAAAATTCATTTGATGATGCCAAATCATATTTAGAAAATAGATTTGAGTTCAACAAATCCAAAGAAATAGTAAACATAATTTGTTCAGATTTTGTTAATGAATTTTGTAAGTTGGTGAATGGCAAATACCTTGTCCAGATGGTTGAAGCAAGAATGGGCTCGTCAAGAATATCTTGGCATGTCGATGACCCGCTGACCGAAGATTCCCCAGCCTCGCCAAATATGTTTGGTGTTCTTGTTGCCTTGGGCAACCATGACGAAAGAGCTGGACTTTTTCACATATCTCCAGAATCACACAAATTCAATATAGACAAAAATGTAGTGAATAAAGAAAATTTAGAACAACGTTCCAATGAGTGTTTTGAATATTTTCACGGTCTTGTCAATTCGGCAAAAAGGTCTCCGTTTAGGTTTGTTCCCAGAAGAGGCGACGCGATAATTTGGCACGGGAAGTCAATACACGCTGGAATGACCCCAAACGCAGATGACTACCCACAACACATCAGAGAATCTTTGCCGGCACCAAAGAGGCACTCAATAATCTCTCACTATGTGAGACTTCCTGAATTTGGTAGCGGAGTATGGGCTAACGCAAAAATAGCAAAAGAAAACTCTAAGTTATTTTTGGCCGGAAACTAAAGTCCAAGAAAATAGTTAATGTCTTGGCTTATCATTTCTAGAGACATCTCAATTCCATAACGTTGATTTTTTGTCGGCCACGGCCCGTTGTCTGAGTCAAAGTGCTCGTCGCCAGCTGTTTTTTCTCCACGCAAAACGGTTATTGGGTTATGGTCTCTTCTTCCGTCTTCTTTGTACTTTTCCTGCACCCAAGGGAAGCAGTTACCATCCATATCTCGCTCACCAAGAAGAAAACCATTGGCGTATCTAATTATTTTTGTTCCGGTTTTATCAATAAGAAATTTTGTAAAATTTCCCATTAGGGGGGTCTGTGTTCTTTTCCCAGTTATGTCTATTGGCTGTGCGTAGGACCACGGGACAAGTTCATTGGTATATGGCACACCATTGTCCATGAAATCCGCTTCATGGCATCCGGTCAGATAAAACCAGAGAGGATGAATCTCTTGCTGCTTTTTTGAATTAGGAAGAAACTTGTCATCGTAGGTATGTTTGTCATATCTTCCATTTGTCAATTCTGTAAAATCATATGTAACGCCAAAATTGTCTCTTGCGTATTTTTCGGCAACTTGGGCTGGTGTTAGTTCGAGATTATTGGTTTCTACGTAAGACTTTAGGCCACCTTGGAATTCTGGGTATCCATGACAAACAAAATCATCGACAACAACAGCGAGAATAGAAAAATCTGGTTCATTTTTATATATTTGATTGAGCTCTTCGAGAACAGAGTGCTGGGGTATGTTTCCGCATCCGGCAGCAACATTGAATAAAAGTGTTACCTTGCCTTTGGATTTTGACAAGATGTCCTTTTGTCGACCATCAGCCGATGAGACCTCTATATCGTATATAGATATCGGTAATATCGCCGAAAGTTTTTCTTCTGTCTGTGTCAACATTTATTTATATCCTTTGTTTTTGGTGACATAAAAATGCCTACATACAAGATACTACATGCTTGAATGGATTCGATATAGCGATTAACATAAATAAACCAAAATCAATTGAGGAGAACCCTACATGAGCGAGCAAGTAGTTAGCCATAACGTGTCGTGTGAATACATAGGCGACCAAAGACTCGGAATTATGGTCTACAGAAACATGTTGCCAAAAGAGCTTGACATTATTGGTCGATTGGAGCGGACAATTGGGGAAAGCACCACTGCTCCATATATGTGGATGGAGGCATTGGTAGGGCACGAACAAAAAATGCCAGAGTATAGAGACTGTGTGGATTGCAAAATAAGCGAACAGTTAGCACAATCTGCCCCAGCGCAGTTTGCAGAAATAACAAAAATTTGGCAGGATACAACAGACCGACTGATTCCATGCTTGCGCCACTACGAGTCACTTTATAACGTAAAAATGGAATTCATGGAAGCAATTAACTACATAAGATATACATCAGGTCAACACTTTCAGGTTCACACCGACCACGGCTTTTCATATACGTGCACGATTTCTTCAATCATGTATTTGAATGACGACTACGAGGGCGGTGAATTGTTTTTCCCTTACTTCCAACTTAAATTCAAGCCAGAAGCCGGAGACATAATTTTGTTCCCGTCAACATACATATTCGCTCATGCCGCACTTCCTGTAACTTCTGGGACAAAATATTCGGCTGTCACCATGTTTGATTACAACGACAAAAACCACAACGTTGGTCAATCGTATGGCTCGCCGCAACAACCGTCCACAGCATCAAGAGGTGTTTCTGACGGCTGGAGTTTGAACAAGTGACCCTAGTTAGGTTTGTAAAAACAACGACAAATCCATGTCCGATTAACCAGTCTCGAATCAAAAGAGATTGGATGGATGAAACATATAAAAAACACGCATACCAGTGTCTCCCAATGACAACAGCAAACGTCCTTGGGTGGGAGCTAACACTCAAGGAAGATGTAGTTGTTCAATGGGATGGCGGCAACAACGTGCCAAAGATACTGTCCGGAGAAGTTACATCAGATGGATACAGGCAGGCACATGCATCAATTATTGGAATGGTTTCGTTTGGTATGGGGTGGGTCGTTAGGACTGAACCTGGTTACAGCACTTGGTTCTCTGGGCCACCAAACTACTTTAAATCGAATGCGGAAGCATTGAGCGCTACTGTGCCCACATACTGGTGGCCAGACGAGGTTCAAATGAACTGGAGAATAACTGTTGTCGGCGAGCCTGTTACATTTAAAGCCGGAGACCCATTCTGCTTTATCCAGGTGTATGACAACAGGGTAATGACAGAGGCAACAGTGTCCGTTGAAAATTTGTGGGACGATAAAGAACTTATAGACCAGAGAGTAAAATATGACCAGCTAAAAACAAAAAACAATACCGAACGCCCATGGACGTGGACAAAAGGTTTAAAAACAGGTCTTGATGCTGACGGCAATCAAATAGGTCCAGCAACAACAGGTCTTCCAGTAATACAAGTCCCAAAGGTTGATTAGAAATGAGATACGAAGGAACATACCCAGAAATAACCGACGAAGTTATTAAACAAATATCAGAAATTGAAGTAATCAACCTTGGCAGTGGAGTTCTTGTATTCAGGAATGCATTTGACCCAAACCAACAAAAACTCATTCCGTGGATAGACAAAATGGGTAAGCACGCCCACGAGCAAAGATGGAGATATGACTACGACGAAAACGGAACCAAATTTGCCATAAACGAAGACGGAAACAAATTTTCCCTAGAGCAAGTTGGCGAGGTTCCAGTTCGTGTCTTGAATGTTGTTGAAGACCACACGGAACAGGAAATAGTTGATTTTTTTAGATATTTAGAAGATTGCATGTATAAATGCACCATTAGGTATATCGATGAATTCCCAATGGTTCTTCCAACAATTTGGTGGAGAACACGGGGTCACGCTCTCAGGTATTCAGAGGGAAATTATTTGGGTGTCCACAATGACAACGATACAAATTTCAGGTCAACAAAGGGGCAGCGCTACATCCCCAAGGGTCAGCTTGGAGCGAGACAAACAGTTGCTCTTATGGCTTACTTTAATGACTGTGTTGACTCCCCGGAACTTGTTGGAGAAAATCAATATTCTGGAGGTGAATTATTTTTTCCATATCTTGGGATTGAGTACAAGGCAAAAGCTGGAGATATAGCAATATTTCCATGCAACTTCTATGCAACCCACGGTGTCAAAACAGTCACCAAAGGAGTTAGATATGGATATTTGACTTTCTATGCTCAGGGAAGCCCTGACCACAATGTATTAGTCGATGTGTGCGAACCGGCAGAAACAAAAACATGGTGCTACCCGCACTGGATGGACCCATTGTATGACGACTATAAAAGGTATTGTATTTTTTCCGAGTTCCAGAAAGACCCCACCGCCCTTAACGCAAAACCAAACCCACTGTTTCAGAACAGAACACTTGAAGGGGAGGAAGGCCTAAAAAAGGCATATGACCACGAAAAAGTGGTCATTGACAATGTGTCAAGAGGAAGAATAAATGACGAAAATGAGCTGTAGTAGTTAATTTCAACACTGATTTTTAGTGTATTATTTATTTGTCCCAATAGGAAGCAACGAGGGAAAACATGATATTTACGACAAATATTAACAATGCCGAGAAGAAAGTCCTCATGCAGGAAGCGCTTGCGAAACAAGAAAGAGTTATTCTTGGTGTTCTTTATACACACGCAGTTGACCCAGCGTCATTTGACGAGACAACATTCGAGCCATCAGCCGATAACCAGGAATGGGAACAGGACCTGGCAAGAAAGTGCGCAAACATTGTTGCCCTTAAGGCAAGAATTGCAGAGTTGGGCTAAGTAAATGTCGCTTTCACCACAAAAGCTTGCTGAAGCAAAACAAGAAGCCAAGGATTTGCTTGAGTACTCGATTACGGTCATTTGTTCTGTTTTGGGTGTTGACGTAAGTTCCATATCTGGCTCCTACACTCACTCCGTCCCGGAATCAGACATATCGTTTAGCTCACACGAATCATTGAGAAAACAAGTTGAAAATTTGATTGCATTGTCCGAAGTCTGAGGCTGCAATGATTAAAAAATTAAATGTTCCTATTTCTTTTCCTGAAGTGCAGGAAAATAGACCTAGTGTGACGTACGAGGACATGAAGGACCTAGTCGTCATATGGGACAAGCATGCAAATGTTTGGAAAATGAACAACGGAACAACCTATATTTGTAGAGTTTCCTCAGCGCCAATGGCGGTTGAAGCAATCATGAAAATAGGGATTGATGAATTTGAGGAAATAACAGAATCGGACGGAGAATAAAATGCCAAGAAGTTGTTCTTCAAATTCAGAAACACGTCTTTATGATGTTGAAGCAAACATATCAGACTTGGAGAAAACCATTTATAAAGTTATGTTTGTTTGCGGAATTGGTCATTTGAGCATTGATTCTGTAACAATAGATGAAATAGTTGATGCAATCCGCGCAACTTTTCCGGTTAATCCGTCTAGCAATGTTGGTACTGATTCTGTTATGCAACTTCCCAAAAGTGCCAATCCGGGATATGAGTTTCTAAACAAGAACCACGCAATTTTGATAAGAGAATTAAGATGGGCTTGGTTTGACTATCAAATCGCTAAATATGAGAGAAACAAATGAACGCTGATGTTTTAAGAACCGCTCTTGTCTCGATGGATATTTCTTCGTGCGGCAAGGAGCTGATGAGCAAAGAAATGCAAGCAATGGGAAGTGACATAACAAAACTTCACAGAAACACAAAAATTGCTGCAAACGTTGATTCAAGGTATGTTGCTATTGGGACATATGAAATTACAAGAATGTTCGACATAGCCGCAGAGCTAGATGAACCAACATATAGCGCAATAGTGCACTCCGCTCAGCTGGAGCTTCTTGTAACCAAAATACATAATCCCTCCTCTATTTTGGCGGTTACATCTATGCTTACGAGACCAATATTTTACGAACTCGTGCACAACGAAATGCCTAATATTTCATGGAATTTTGTTAACAATGCATCTCTATTTCTTTTTGAAGAAAATATAAAAAATAAATATGAATCAACTTCTTTTGGCTACAGCGTTTTTGACAAAGAAGAAATACTTTCAGACAGAACAGAAAAATTTGACATGGTTATGGCCCATGCTGCCAGCTTCATTGCGGACTCTAATTTTTTTGAATCAGTAATAGACAACTTGTCAACTGGTGGGGTTATGCTTATTCAGGCAACAAATGATGCATCGTCTATATATCGCTCAAATTACAAATGGCATTCGCACTACGACATGCACAAAACGCTTTCGCTTAAAAACGGAAAATCATTCCACATACCAAGCTTCTACGGAACCACGGTATTTATCAAGGGGTAAATTATTTTTCCGGAAATAAGAATTGTTGATTCCGCAGTAACCGAACCGCTTTTGTCAAAAATTGACGAATTTGTATTTAAAGAAAAACAAAACGAAAAAAGATTTTGCTCAAAATTTTGGCCTGGTTGGCTCTTTGAAGAGCCGCAAAACCTGCAACATATGCTCATAAAAGAGCTAATGGAAGAAAGGATGCCATTCGGCATTGATGATGTTGCTGGATTTGAGTACCTTCCAAAAATATCTAAACCATCGACAGAAATGGGGTGGCATGTTGATGAAGACGTATTTCTTTATGAAAATACAAAAATGTTTAACGGTGCTGATTATGGATGTGTTTACTATGGCCCAATGGAAACAGCATGTGACGCTGAGTTGGTAATCAGTGATTCAAAGATTGAAAACAATACAGAAGAGGCACTGGAACAAAAAGAAATAAAAATAGCAATATCAAAAATAAATAATGTGACCAATATTAAATATCAAAAAAATAGAGCTATATATTTTGATTCTGGTCACTATTTGCATAAAACCACAAAACTCAACACGGGTATTAAATACTCATTTGTCATAGCGGTTTGGCTAAAGGGTAATGAGCCATATGGTGTTGTGAAAAATCTATTTAACGATTGGTGATAGCTCCAGCAAGTCGGTTTACGTGTATTATTTTGGCATGTCACTTTTTGGAAAATGGGGAATAGTTGTTTCCACCCCTTTTGGGAACGAAGATTTTACAATGGAGCTTTTTGAAGATTTGTCTGGGGTTCTTAGCCATTACAAAGGATTCATCAACTTTGAAAATGCAAAAGTGTCCAACGACGGCAAAGAGTTGAACATATTTGCAAATACCGACATTCCGATAAGTACTACAGTTTCGATAAATGCACAATCCGATAATTTTGTGAACATGAACGGGGTAGTTCAAATTGGGGAATATGCACTCTGTAACTTTTCTGCGCGCAAGGAACAATAATGTCAAACGAACTTCTCAATTCAGCGTACGACTACAATTTGCTCAACATATACACTGGACAAAACATATTGGAATCACTTCGCGGAAAAATAACTTTAATTGTAAATATCTCAAGTAAAGCTGGATATTCTCCCGTATGCAGCAGGATGTGGTCGTACGCAAGAACAGCAAGGCAGTTATGGCAACTTCAGGAATTGCACAATAGGTATTCGGCTAGGGGTTTTAGTGTTGTCGCTGTTCCATGTAATCAATTTGGAAGACAAGAACCTGGAACAAATGAAGAAATAGGAAAGTTCATTAGAGAAACATACCCATTTGTCTCATATCCAATATCAGAAAAACTAGAAGTCAATGGACCTAATGAGCACCCACTCTATAAATTTTTAAAAGGTCCTCAAGTTAGAGCTCGGGACGATAACAGGGCCGACAATAGCAATGCCGCCACAAATGGGCAGAATCTTGCTGGTCAAGCTATGGCTAGAGTCCCTCACAATTATGAAAAGTTTTTGGTTAGTGGCGCAGGGCAATCAATAGGAAGATTCAATTGGGCTGATTTGCCACTTGCAACCGAATCCGTTGCTGCTGGTGGCTCATGGGTGATAATCGATGCCTTGAACGAGATGCTGCCATGAGTTACGGTTCGTCGCCAAATGCTTCGGCAGAGTCAATCACGATGGACGAACCGCTTCCCGGCACGCCCAAAATAGGAGAAGAAGAACTTAAAGAAATAGGCAAGTTCGAATGCGAACATCTTGGAAATGGAATAATGGTGTTTAGAAATGTGTTCAAGGTTGAAGACTTTGTTTTGAAACATATCGATGCGACAGCAGAAGAAGCTCATAAAACAAGATGGACCTACATCAAAGATGAAGATGGAACGGAGTACGGAATAAACGAAGACGGCTTCAGGTACAGACTTGACGACGTTCCAGAAACACCGGTCAGACTTCTTGCGCCAGTTAATAGGAGTACGCCAAAAGAAATATTTGACTATTTTGTAAATCTAGAGGACGTTATATATAAATGCCTTATCAGGTATGTGGATTATTTCCCATTGGTTGTGGGAAGTTTGTGGTGGAAAACAAGAGGCCATATTCTTAGGTACCACGACAAAGGAAGACTCGGCATACATCAAGACTGCGACACCAATTACAAAGTCACCGAAGGCGTGCGATACATGCCTCGCGGTCAAGTTGCGCTACGGCAAACCGCAGGAGCTCTTTGTTACTTTAATGATTGTGTTGATTCGGAAGAAGAATATGACGGCACAAATTTTGTCGGCGGACACTTAAAATTTGTTCACCTCGGCATTGATTACAAGCCAAGAAAAGGCGACATAATATTCTTCCCAACGAATTATATTTGCGCTCATGGCGTATCCCATATGACAATGGGAACGCGTTATGCATATTTGACGTTTTTTGGACAGGGCGGAACAGACCAAAGCGTTGGAATACAAATATATGAAACGTGGGAAAGCAAGCAGTGGTGTCCCCCAGTTTGGTTTGACCATATTTACGATGACTACGAAAGATACTGCAAATCGGAATATTCAATATGGGACAAGCCTGGCCCGGACCTAGAGCCAGGAGCAAATCCTGTTTTCCAGAATAGATGCGTTGCGCAATATGGTTCAACTCACTTAGCCGAAAAAATTACAGACGGTAAGGAAAATGAAAACAGTTAATCTTGGGGGAGGTGTTATTGCATTTGAAAACGCGATAGACATACCGCAAGATTTAATAATTCCAATTATTGACAAGCTTGCAGAAGAGTGGCAAAAAAGAAACTTCACAATTGTTAATGACGAGAATGGCTACCCAAGCCATGCCATAAATGAGGGCGGATTTATTTACACGCTCGAATTAATGAATGAAAGCCCAATAAGGGTTCAAATGTTAGAACATTCATTCTTCAAAGAATGCGAAAAAGCAATATACAAATGTCTTCTCAATTACATCGAAATTTTTCCAGCCTTACTGCAATGTGTTTGGTGGAAGAGCGCAGGGCACATACTTAAATACAACACAGGAGCAGCCCTTGGTCTGCATTGCGACAATGATGTCAACTATAGATATGGAAGTTTCCCAGCAACCGAGCACGCAACAAGAAACGTAGTTTCGTGTTTGATATATTTTAATGATTGCACTGATGATATGGACGACAAGAATACCAAATATGGTTTTTCTGGCGGTCAAATGACAATCCCATACTTCAACATATCAATTGCCCCCAAAAAGGGGACAATTGTATTTATGCCGGCAAACTACCTTGGGGCTCACGAAATACACAGGGTAACTAGCGGTTCTCGGTATTCGTATTTGTCGTGGTTTGCCCAAGGTTCAGAATACCCAGAAAAGGGCATAAACCCAAGACACGAAGAAAGTGAAGACGGAATTATTGACGGTCAGTTTTGGGTTAAGACAATTATTGACGATTACCAAAATTACATAAAAACAAAATACGCAGACGCACCAGAAATATCCGGCAAACTTTTTCAGATAGAGTCAAGGGCCTATGACCATGAAAATAAATGAAATAACAGCAACAAATTTGGGTGGTGGAGTTGTTGTATTCAAAAATGCAATCTCGATGGATTGGGGCAAAGCATTTTCCATTGCCGAGAAATTGGTGGACCTTGATGCACCGTCAATGTACAAGGAAGCAATAGACCCAGAAACTGGTGAAAAAATATTATCCAACAAAAGCGATTACCTTTATTCAAGCGAAAGCTCAAAAGAAATGCCGAGAAGATGCTCAATCGCTCATCAACTTGAAGACGAAGAAGTCGTTGAATTTTTAAAATTTATGGAAGAGGCCAGGGATGAGTGCCTCCTTCATTATTTGTGGGCTTATCCACTTGCCTACAAAGTTATTTGGTGGAAAGTTAAGGGGCATATAGTTTCCTACTCCACAGAAAAAGGGGGTCTGTATCTGGGGGTTCATTCAGATACGAGTGCTGATTATGCATATGGCCTCGAACACCCCAAACAGCAACTCGCAACTCGCAACAGTGTTTCGTGTTTAACGTATCTGAATAGTTGCGTAGATGAAGAGCACGAACTAAACGGTCAGAATTTTACTGGCGGACATCACCATTTTAATTACCTTGGGGTAACTTATAAACCACAACGAGGGGATATTTTGATGTTCCCGTCAAATTACATAGCAGCTCATGAAGTTTTCAGCATAACTGGTGGACATAGGTACACATATCTTGGTTGGTACGCGCACGGAACACCAAATCCAGATGTTGGCGAATACGTTGTTGACCCAATAAAAGAACCAGAGCTAGCAAAAAAAGCAACAAATGTTTACATGCCATCGCTCAGGGAAGACGCGGCTAATTTTGCAGACAAAATGGACCCTTCAGGTTCTTCCCATCTCCACAGGCTAACTGCTAAAATTTGGTAATTATGAGAGCAAAACATCTTGGTTCTGCTGTTGTTGTTTTTGAAGAAGCCTTTAAGTTTGATGACAAACTATTCAGAGAAGTTATTTCTGGAATAGAGGCAAACACAAAACCGCAAGGATACAAACAATCAGAAGAAGACAAGAATATAAAAGTAAGCGAAGGCGGCTACGAATACACGGATAACGATATAAACATTGCTCCAGTCAGGTATGTTGACTATGTGTATGAGGGTATGCCGAAAGAACATATTGATTTTATTGTTGGTATGGAAAGAGCGCTATATGATTGCGTAATTCTTTACGCAAGAATGTTCCCTGTTGTTATGGCTAACATAAGGTGGAGAACAAGAGGATATTTTATACGGTACGAAAATGGCCAGGCCATAGGTCCACATTCTGACTGCGACTTACCATATGGGCAGGACAACATAACTCCACTTCTTGAGTTTCCGCTGTGCAATACGCTGACGTCTGGGATAATGCTAAATGATGATTTTGAGGGTGGAAACATTGGATTCATGCCATGGGGTATATCGGTTAAGCCAAAAGCCGGAGATGCAATAATGTATCCGTCAGCATTTACTGGATGCCATCACGTCGACCCAGTCACCAGTGGTATTAGGTATGCCTATTTGTCGTGGTTTGCTCACGGAACGGCTGCTGGAACACCGGACCCAAATGTAAAAGAATCTGCAGATTTGGACAGGGTTAAATGGGTTAGAAAACTATACGAGGACGTCACTTGTCCAGATATCCATTTCGAAAATCAAAAACAGGTTGAAGTTGGATATGTAGATTGGGTAAGACCAGACGTGCTTAGTGGTTATTGCTAATTTAGATACGTATCAAAAGAAGCTATTGCATACCTATTTGAATTTTTTACAACTTCAACCCTGTGCCGGTAATGGGAATCAAATATAACAAGCAAACCAGATTTTGGTTTTATGCAAAAATCCATAGATTCAATTACAAATTCTCCACCATCATAATCATCATTCAAATAAAGCACGGCGCTATATCTTGGAGGAACTCTAACTATATCTGTTCCGTCTGCGTTTTTTCCCATAACTTGATATCCCCTATCGTCGTGTTCCCAGAACGATTGGCCAGGTTCAAGTTCAGTTATTGAACCCATACTCATATTTATGTCTGATATCCCAGATAAAAATTTGGTTATGTTGGTTACTTCATTAAACGTTTTTTTTAGCAACAGGGTTATGAGTGTTTGATTTGTGTAGCTGTATGTTGTGAACGGACCATTGCTAGATTTGTTTTTTTCTTGTTTTTCCATAAAACAAAGTTTTGAAAGTATGTACAAACACGTTTGTTTTTTTAGAAATGAATCGTTTACGTAAATGTTTGCATTTTTGTGACGATTAAATTGTGGCAATCTTTTGCTACTTCCAGCCGTCAAAGTCATCGTTGTGCCCCTCCAAGGTCATGTTGGAAATCTCTACCCAATCATAAAAACTGCAGTAATTTCCGATTATGCATTTGTGTTTGTCGTTCTCAACAAGAATCCTGCAGGCGTATTCAAAATTCAAATCCTGAGAATAAAAACTTTCTGGGTAATCAATTCTTGCCAGTCTCCTTGGATACTCCAATACCATTTTTTCATAATCTTTTGTTTTTTGATTAGTGAAAGATTCATTTGATTTCATCCATGGATGGTGAGTTAAATGTTTTACGACTGAAGTTGAAGCACCAACAACACTGTATCCATTAGTTATTAACTTTACCGATGTAATCATTTCCTCTCCAGTGCTTATATCCGGAAAACCATTTACCAGTTTCCAGTAATTTCCGGAAGTAAATATAAACGCTCCAGTTATGGCGTTGTAAAAGTTGTGAGTTTTGGAATCATCAATGCAATCTGGTTTTGGTTTTGGTCTAAGAAGTTTTCCTGTTATCCGGGAAAAGGAATCGCATTCATTCATGTTTAATGGGTAGTTTGAGTCTGGGGAGTCACCAATATCTGGCCATATATGTTTGCGCGGGTCATTTGAATTTTCATAATTCAAATTAAGCCAGGTTATGGCGATTAAATCTCCATATCTGTGGGTCATTTCAACAATATCGTATACCAATATTTCATCCCAATTTTGTCTAAAAAACATATGAGAATCAATTTGTAAATAATAATCTTCACCATCATAGAAGCTATTTGCTATGGCTCTAGATTTTTGCATCCCTAGATTTATTGGGGCTTTGCTGAAATGTGTATCTATTTTGCAAAATGAGTTTTCTAATTTTTTTATATTTTTTATTTGCTCAGGCAAAAATTCATGATAGTTAAAATGAATTCCAAAATGGAGGCAATATTTTGAACTGGCAGAATATATAGCGCTAGATACAGTGTTTACAATTTCTATATCGTGATAAGCCGGTATTTGTATAAATATTGAACCCATTTTTCATTGCGCAATTTCTCCGTTGCGCAGCCTTTCGTAAGAATCATCGGCGTATGGGTCATTTTCCCATCTGCCAAGCGGACATTGCGCTCTCATCAACTTTGTTTTTAGCGCCATGAAGCAGCCACACTCTTTGCATTGCTTTGTTAAATTGAAGAACCTATCGCACTGCTGACATGTTGAATAGCGTTTTTCTGCGAGTTCTTTATCTGCATACTCTGTGCCTGGCTTCATGAAATCAAGTGGACTAACTCCTTCGTATGTTTTTGGCTGTGGTTTGCCATTGTTTTTTACGTACTCTTCAAATGGGGATGGCATAAATTTACGAAATTAGCTCAAATTGTCCAGAACTTGAAAGTCTCCATCCCGGACCATTAACGAGGAGCGAGTTGTTGTTGTATCTTGGGTGTGCTTCTGTTATTTGTGGACTGCTTGCAAGCAGAGCCCATATCAGCTCATCTGAGTTGTCAAAATGTACTTGCTCAATTTCTACACCGGTTTCATTATTCACGATTGAAATTATTTTTTGTTCACCAGAAGATGCGTCAATAAGTGAATTGTCTGGGTTTAGCAACATTTCGGCGAGCGGTTTGTATGTAACCCATACTGCCTGAACCTCATTATTAATCATCAATATGAGCACAATTCCATGATTGTGTCTCCACTCGACGGGCACTGGTCTTGGCCCGGTGTATGGAACGAATTTGTACCCCCTCTTCCAACCGTGCTGCAGGTCCAAACCTGATATTGAATTTATCATTTTGACTACCTCCTGGCTCTCGCAAAAGACTATCAGCAATTTGAATTAAAGCAAAAATCCATTACCAAGCATGAGCCTTCACTGCTGCAGTAGCTATTTGCTACACAAAAAGCTGTGCAAATTCTTGTTTGCGGAACGGGAAACGATGGTGGGAAGTAAGGGGGGAAAAACGGTGGAAAAAATGGTGGGAAAAAAGGCGGGAAAAAGGGTGGAAAAAATGGGGGGAAGAAAGGTGGAAAATACGGTGGGAAAAACGGTGGAAAAAACGGCGGGAAATATGGAGGAACAACAGGAACAACAGAATTTGAAGCATCAGAAACGTCAGAAGGAACTCCACTGTTTGTGGTGTAAACAATTGTAAACGTATATGTTGTTCCGTTAGTTAGGCCAGAAACTGTAATTGGGGACGAGGATGAGCTTCCTGTTATTGAGCCAGGGTTAGAAGTTGCGACATAGGTGCCAGCGCCACTCTTTCCTTTGTAACTTGATTCCGTAAACGAAATAGTTGCAGACTGATTGCCAGCTGAGGCGGAAAGAGCGGTTGGCGGAGTTGGTTTTTGCCCTTGCTCTGGCGGAACTGCTGGAATGCGACTCACGTTGCGCTCAAGTCACCAAATAGGAACCATTCCGTTGAACTTCTTCTTAATAACGTGGCAGACGAGTATTGCGCTCGCAGGTATGCGCCAGGTGTTGCTCTGACGGTCACTCCAGCACCGCCGACGACTTGCGTCTTACCAGCACCGTACTGAACTATGACTATTTGGCTTCCGTCTGCACCTATTCCAGGGGGTATGGTTACCGTGTTACTTGATGCCGATGTCATCTCTATGTACTTACCAGCATCACCGGAAACAATTGTGTATGCACTAGCGGATTGAGAATTGACTGTGATTCTTATATCTGGTGTTGTCAGTATTGGTGCGGTCAGAGTTTTGTTTGTGAGAGTTTCAGTTCCACTTGTGGTTGCGATTTGTCTGTAGTTTGTACCATCATTTGTCAATTCCCAAACATCGGCAGTTTCGTCCCACAAAATTGAAACATTTGATGATGTGCCACGCTCAACCTCTATTCCAGCATCTTCCGTTGGCGAACCTGTTACGTCGTTATTTAAAACTACAATATTGTCAGAAACGTTAAGAGTTGCAGTATTCACGGTTGTGGTGGTTCCACTTACCGTCAGGTCGCCAGAAACAACAAGATTGTCATCAACCGTCACCGTGCCGCCGGCTGAATCTATTGTCAAATTTCCTGATGTTGTATCTATTTCCCCAGCAGCAGTTACACCAACTTGAATGGCATCCAGTGTTGCACCAGCAAAAGTTGGATTTGATGTTGTAGCAATATCCTGTGGAAGAGATACTGTTATGGCTGCAGACTCTGTTCCGGAACCAGAAATAGTTACTTGATTTGCAGTACCAGAAACAGTGGCAACATAGTTACCTGTTGTGTCGGTCCCAAGAGCAACCGCATTTGCGGCAACGGCAGCAGTCAGTGTTGCGCTACCAAGATTGGTTAGAGTTACGCTTCCAGACAAATCTCCAGCAAGGGTTATGACTGGCGACACTCCAGTTATTGTTGGATTTGTGAGCGTCTTGTTTGTCAATGTTTCCGAACCGGCAAGAGTTGCAAAATCACCGTCAGACAAAGCTGTATTAAAAAGTGCAACAGTTCCAGTAATTGTATTTGACGCAAGGTTTATTGACTTGTTGGTCAATGTTTGCGAATCACTCAATGTGACAACACTGGAATCAATAGCAACAGAAACAGATGCAGTTTCAGAACCAGAACCAGTAACGCTTATCCCTGAACCAGCAGTCACAATCGAAACGTAATTTCCAGTCGTTTGCGTCCCCATGGTGACGGCGTTCGCACCTATTTTGTCTGAAGTTACGGCGCTGTTTGCCAACTTGTCGGTGGTTACGGCACCGTTTGCAATATCTGCAGCGATTACTGTTCCGTCAGCAATTTTGTCTGCCGTAACAGAGCCAGCAGCAAGTTTTTCTGTTGTGATGCTTAGGTTTGGAACAGTAAATTGCTCAGAGTCCTGCCATGAACTGCCGTTGTAGTATTGAATCAAATCCAAAGAATCAATATACGCCACCATCCCCTCCTGCAAGAGGGGTTTGCCATCTCCGCCAAGGGAGACCGCTATTCCGTTGCCAAACGCTGCGTCTCTTGCCGCCGTTGTCGCAAAGCGCATAACGGCTTGGTTCATGAAATAGCCGTTTACGTCGTCGGCAGAAAGAGTGTCTCCCTGCAAGAAAAGTTTTGTACCAAGACCGCCAGCCATATTTATTGCTCCTATTTAAAAGTTTATCATTGTGATTATTCGAGGGGGAAACCAGCTCCAAGTACCCCCAACGAAACATCGTCAAGAGTAAAAAGAAATTCGTCTTCTGTTGTGTGGGTTACTTTGTAGCCCATTGGTCGAGATGGCTCAACAGCAGAAAGAAGAAGATAGCTTGTTTCTCCTTCAGAGCTTACATCATGTGTTTCATTCGTTAGTGTCTTGAGTTGAATTGCAAATGGGTCTCCACCAAAGTTTGGAGTCAAAGCGACAACTCTTGTCGGCTGTTCGCCATCTTTGGTTCTTATCAAAACTTGACGAGCAGCCTCAATCATGGCTTGTCTTGTTCCGGCTGAACGACCATAAAAAGATGTTCTAAGTTGCCACTCTATGAAATCTCTAATAATTACGTCGTTTTGAAAATAGTACTCACCATCTAATTCTTGTATGTTTTGTCTTATTTTTTCGCCAGAAAATTGACTTAACCAAGCAATATATTCATTTCGAACTCTAGATGGGCTAACTAAAGAGCTTGCTGTCCAGTACTCGGGAACCCATTCTGGGTTTTGCAATTCTCCAATTTCAAATCCGTACATGTTTCCGTATTCTCTTCTAGTGTCACCAATTGCGTGTGATAACGCATCTATGAATCTAAAAAATGGAAAAGTTGGACTTTCTTGAGCAGAGTCAATCTCCCAGTAAAAATCTGGCAAATACCTTCTAACCAATCCAATAATCGGATTTGCATTAAATGCCAAGTCGTGTATTAAGTGTGGATTTGTGAAATATATTGGTTGTTGCGAATGTCCGCTTATGGTCACTCTTATTGTTGCTGTATGTTGATTTTCGTCGTCTGGAACGATTGTTCTGTTTGACTGAACTGCGTTGTATTGACCACTTGTCAAACTTTGCACATTTGGTTCTATGAATTCATCGTTGTCAACAAAAAGTCTTGCAGAAACTATTACTGGGGTTGCGCATTGAATTTTGCAATTAAATGATAAATATCTAGAATTATCTGACAAAAATAACGGCATTGCGGCAAGTTCTATTGTCACATCTGATGTTGTTTGCGGAAAAACTTCAAGAACGTATCTTGAGTCAATTGCAAAATTGGTTGATATTACATTACTTGTTACGCTTCCCAGCTCTTCATATGCGCTCCAGCCTGTGTTTAGGTCAGAAATAAGAACATCAAGATTAGATTCGTTTACTTTTAATAACGCATCCGCATTGGATAGAAGATTATACGTAGTTGGCATTTACTCAACATCCCATATTTCAAACGTCAAAGACAAATTTTCTTCTCCAATTATTGGAAGAGTTCCCTTGTTTAAAAACAAAACATCATCTCCATGTTGTGGGAGCCACCCATCACCAGATGGAGACAAAGATAAATTGTCCACAAATACGACACCAGGTATTGAAGCAATAAGAGAAACAATTTGATTTTTTCTTACTCTGTCAAAAGTAAATGGGTATTTATTTGGGCTCAAGTAATCAATGAGTGCATTTCTTACCGCAAGACCAACAGATTCAACATCATATGTTTCGTCCGTCATCACTGTTCCAGAAATATTCAAAGACACCAATGTTGGGTCAAGTATTTCAAATGTCAACCCAGCAACAGCTTTTGAGCGCAAATCAGAAAGTATTTGAGATTTTTGTACGCTAGTCAAAAAATCATTCAAACCATAAGCAAAAACAGTAACATAACCTGGAGCATCTACACCAGTGTACGCAGAAGCTGTGACGGCAGTGCTTGCATTGTTTGTTGCTACTTTTACAAAAGAAAAAGTTGTATCACTTGTTGCGGTTACCGTATGCGTTCCGTTGAATTTTGCGCTAGCGGAGCTATCGAAAACCTCTATTTCAACAACATCATCAACGACATATAAATGCTCACCATCTGTTTCTACTGTTGCCAAGTTGCTGGTCAGGAACGTGTTTACAATACCAATTTCTCTATTGGTTGTTATATTTGTTGTTTCACCAGTTCCATTTTTGGTCAAATCATATGAACGCACTCTGCTAATAACGTCTGGATATGAGTTGAGCAAATATGAGTCAACTTGAGTTGATTTTGTCAAAGCTGAAGTTAGAGAACGAAGATATGTTGTTGCCTTAGACAGATAATCTTCATCGCTGTCAGCGTTCAAGCCGTTAACAAAATTATTTGGAGAATTAGTAACACACGATGAAATTAGTGTTCCAGAAGAAACAATATTCAAAGAGTAGCTGTCTGCGAGTGGGGGAATTATTCCGCCCTCAAGACATATTAACGTTGTTGACGCGGATGGGTAATCAAGAGAAATCTCCAAATCGACTGCTGCAACCTCCAGCGGTTCTGTCGTCTGAAAAGCAACTTCAATAATTTCATCTTCAAACGCGGCTTGATAGCTAAACACAGTCCCAGCCGGTATCGTCCCCCCATCGTAGGTGTTTAGGGTTATCGTCGCATCAACTTGTGCGGGAACAGATTCTTGGCGCTGGTATCCAAGCATTGAGACAATTCCAGACATTAATCTGTTTGGCAATCTGTTTATCGCTGCTATGTTTAGGGATGATATGTATGCCATTGCTTGAAATATTGCATCTTCTGGCGTCCCAGTTCGCAAATTGAATTCAGGAAGACTTAGTCTGGCCAACTCAAGAGAGTCTCTATATATGTCTCCTGGTTCTTTATCAAATATTCGTAAATTTACGTATTCTGAAAAATCTGCTGGCATGACTTTAGCTTTCTATCTCAAATGAAAAAGAAACATTGATTTTTGAATCTGAATCAATATCTGATATTAATTCTGTTATTCTTACTTCCGGAACATATCTTGCTGCGTTAAGTATGAACAAACCTTTATCTATTGTTCTAAATGTTGGGTCATACGAACCATATTGTGGAGTTAATGGATGAGTAAATGGCTCGGTAAGTATAGATATTGACAAAAGTTGAGAATAATAATCAGCTTCACCCTCTCGCAGTTTTTTAAGTCCGGTTGAGTCGAAGTTTATTGGGAATTGAATCATGTCCATATTTATTCAGCCTCTAGCGCTGTAACTCTTGCTGCCAGGGATGTCACTGCAGCCTGAAGGGCCTGAAATTCAACTTTGCCAGCAAAAATATCTTGTTTTATTTTTTTTGAACCAAAAACAATAACATCTTTTGCAAACTCATCAGTAAAAGTACAAATAACTTCATCTTTTACTGAAAGCTTGTTTATCGGAGTTGTCCCAATTGGAACGATGGGACCAATTTCAACATTTATATCTTTAATTTTCACGTTTACTTGGCCGCTTGCATTTACGGACAAAACTTCCCCAGCATAAAAACGACCCGGTTTGAGGGGGTGCGATGAGGCTTTGCTAGTTGAGATTATGTCTGGTCTTTTATGTCCTGGCATTGTGTTTACCTTTCAGCGCACTAATAATTTTACTAAACCCAAACACTGTCGGAGCCACCTGCCGTATTGGGAATGTTTTGCAAGGAGCCAGAATAGTTGGGAAATCTCTTGCCAAGTAATGCCAATTGTTGCCACGAGAGCAGCTTTGCATAATCTCTTGCGTTTTTTTCTGCATTTTCTTGCGTTGTACCACGCACAACGCCAAGGTGCTTCCCAGCACCCTCATAGCCACCAGCGGCTTCATATGCGGCTATGACTTCTTCTTGTGTTTTTTCTACCGCCACACCGCCAACAGTAAATATCGAGGGAAGAATAATTGCCCTAAATTCACTTCCATAAGTTTCAGTTATCGAAAAACTATATATTGTTTTAGGTCCGTTTTTGCCTTCTGGCAATACTGGTCTGTTGTATAAGTCGTATGTCCCAAAATATATTACAGAGTCTTTATCGCCAGTGCTTTTTTGTCCAGGCTTTCCTTTGGTTATGTCATTAATAAAAGCTGGATATGCAGTTGTTAGGTTGGCATAAACCATTGTTGGATATCTGTATGGATTAGATGCGTCCGGAAGTGGAAAAATGCGAGCGTCTTGTGGTGGTTTTGAACGTGATTGTCCGGCGGAATTTTGTGTTGCTTGTTGTGTTGTGGTTACTTGAATTGACCTATCTGCATAGGTTTGAACATATTTAATTCCAACTGGAAGTTCTTTTTTCTTATATTTTTCTTCGTCTCTTTTTGGTGTTCTAAAAGAAACAGTAACTGGGTCTGGGGACATCTCATTAAATGAAACACTGTCAATTAAGTAGTATCCAGACATATTCGGTATATTCCCAACATATGCTGTCATCCCGGGTCTAATTTGAGTGCCATTAATTCTTTCAACAGTGCAACTTCCATCCGCCTCGCGTGGGTCGTTATCGGATTTTGTAATGCTTGGATATCCAGTTAACTTAAAGACACCAGAGCGACCAATGTAATTTTCTCCAGAATTTGGAAATTGCAAAGATATAAAACGAACTGTTCTATTTTTTGTTTCTTTTGTTATTTCTGTTCTGTTTTCATAAATTGGCAACGGAGTACGGCCTCCATCTATTTTTGGGTCTGG